GTGGTGTCTTTGCCGGGTGTGGTGTACGGCATGTTGTCAAACACCACCGAGACACTGCTGTCTGCGCCGGTGATAGCAGTGTTGAGTGCCTTCTCAAAAGCGGCGCGGGCGTTGACGAGTGTCATCAGAAGATCACCGTGAGAACGTACAGATATTCTTGGCCGCCACGGTACGTTCTGATGTCTTGAAGCTTTGCAACACGGGACGATCCGGCAAACGTAAGTGTTATTTCGTCTTGCAAACTAGGTTGGTTGTTGCCGATAAGACTTGGGGTTACATACACCCGGGCGGTGTTTTCTTGGTAGCCCGTTTCTTCGTCCGAACGGATAAATTCGATCGGAACTTTGATGTCGGAATAGCTGGTGTCGGTTGTGGTTACGGCGCCAGTGTCTACGTCGTAAGTCGGGGCAGTCTTGCGGACGTAGGTGATGCTCGTATCAAGAGCAGTACCAAGGTCTGATACTACCGATTTGGCGATTTGACGGAAGGCTGTGTCGAGTGCGCCGGCCATAATTAACCCCTCACAACACGTACTTGATAATTGCCGCTACCTCCAAGGCAATAAGCACCGAGATAAGACTGCAACCAAGGATAAACATCGAAGACGTTGTTGACGGTGCCAACAGCTTGGCTGGATTTGTTGTACTTGACTTTGATATCACCGAGTTCGACGGCTTCATAGATGCCGGTTTCGCCTGTGGCGTCCGTGATAGCACCGGTGTCGTTGGCTAGAGCGCGTGCCAGCTCGTAGGTGGCGTACTTGATGTCGGCTGGGATCAGCGTGCAGGCCAGCTCGATGCCGTCAACCTTGTACTCATCGCGGGGCCACTTCAGCGCTTGGGTCTCGGTGCAACGGTCGCCGTAAAAGCTGAGCGCGTCAATCCAGCGGGTTGCGGAAATGATGGCGCGGTTTTTCTGGTCGTCAGTCTTGTCTGTCCAGGTGCTCGAATCCGGCACCGTCTCGAAGTAGGTGTTGGCTTCCGCCAACGTCACGTAGCTGTTGGCCGACGCGCCCTTCAGAGTGGCATCAATAGTAGCGGCCACAGTCAATACGCTCTTTGTTTGAGTGTAGCCCGCCTTCGCGGTTTAGTTGACTGCATCTGCGCCTGCACCACAGTCGCGTGATAAACCTGCGCTCCACTCATCTCTAGATCCGCTACACGCTCTAAATGGTCACCGTAAGGAATGTCTTCATGCCAACGGCGACTATTCTGTAACACGTAGAGACGAACCAGTTTCATGCCCGCTCGCAAAACCGCTGATGCTGAAGGCAGCGTAAAGCCCGCAGCAACAAAGACCAATCCTGCCCTTCCCGGTAAGGAAGTAAGGAAGCTTGAGGATGTTGCACTTGAAGTGCGACGGCTTCGGGAAGAGGAAGGTTTTGATCTCCAGCAAATCGGTCAAAAACTGGAGGTCAGCTACGACGTGCTTAATCAGCTGATTCTGCAGTCGTACAAGAGCACCATGAATACTCCCGTGGTGTTTGAGGCGCAGGAGAATTTGCGTCTTGGTAAAGAAGGCTGAGCAATAAAAAAGGCCCCCGTTTGGGGGCCTTCTGCTTGTCCTGAAGATCAGGAGTAGGCAGTGGTGTCGAAGGGGGTGTTGACCAGCAGACGGGCCACGGGGACCATCTTGGTGGTGCTGAACACCAGGTTCCAGGAAGCGGTGGCTGCCAGGTTGCCGGTGGTTGCGGCGTTGGTGGGGTTGTCGCCAGAGGCGGCCCACTTGGTGCCGGTGATGTGGTAGCCGTAGTGGTAATCCACAGCCAGCACATCCTGCATGGACAGGATGTTGCGGTCTGCAGCAAGGCGCAGATCCTGCTGGATACCCTCGCTGACGACGCCAGACTTGAACAGGTAGACCGGATACTTCACCGCGTGGGTGGCAGTACCGCCGGCCAAGTAGGTCAGCTGGTCGTCGATGACGACACGCATACCAGCAAAGAAGGGAACTTCAGCTTGCTGGACGCCCACGCCGCCACCGCCCCACACAACGGCGCCAGAAGCGGCCAGTGCGGAGGTGCTGAAGGTCAGCATTCCAACCTGTTGCAGGTAGTAAGCAACGTTGGAGTGCATTGCGATCGAGTCAAGCTCGTCGCCGCGCTCACCAAGCTTTGCTTTGGCAGCAACAACGTTGGCAACGTTCAGGTAGTTGGCTTCGGTCAGAGAGCCGGGAACGCCAGCCAGAGTTTTGTCGGTCTGGTTGGGGCCGAGGACGCCAGCGCCAGTGATGCCGCCGAACAGACCAAGCAGTTGAGCCGACAGAGTGCCGGTCTTCAGCTTGTTAATAGCTGCGGTCAGCTGGTTGCGGACGTGAGCCAGAGGATCGGCGCCAGAGCCGAGCTTGCTCAGGTCGTCTGCGGCGTAGGCGAAGCCACGGTGCAGCAGTGTCATGATCTGCTCGTCGGCAGTCACGTTTGCAGGCACCAGATAGCCGCCGCCACCACCCCAGGTGCTGTTGCTGAGGATTTGGGTCTCAGTGGGGGCAATGGGGTCGAAGAAGGGCACGCGCACGCGGGTGCCGCCAGCACGGGCATCAAGGGCAGCGTTGCGCTGGATGATGCCGCTCTGGACCCACTTGGATTGCTCGAAGATGCCTTCAGAGGTGTACTGAAGGAACTCGGGGCGGGTAACAAGGTTTGAGAGGAATGTTCCTCCCGAGTAGTTGCCGTTAAAGGCAGACATGATTAGCTCCGGTGGAGGTGTTTACGGGGTTGCGCCCCACAGGGGCTTACTTGCCGGCTTCTGCTTTCAACAACCTGGCTTTGTCGGGATTGTCAGCCAGCATCATCATTTGCTGGGTAACGTTCCAGCCCTCTTGGGACCAGGGGTTGGCTTGGCCGGGAAGTGCGGTGGCGCGGGCACTACCCGCTACACCCATGCCTGCGCGATTCGTAGCAGCAAAATGATGCTCGTAACCACTGCCAGGGTTTTTCAAGTTAGCGATATACTCGCCAACCGGAACTTCCACACCTCCGACAACAGCCACAGGCTGCCCATCTTTGGTGCGTAGGTTCTCTTGCACTAAACGATACAACTGATCTGGTGCAAGTGCACCAGCGTTGGCAAGTTGAGCGATGGAAGCTGATTTCACTTGCTCTTGGGTGAAATTAGCTTCCATAGATGCGATCTTACTTTCACGCTCACCCAGTTGCTGCTTGAGGTCTGCAACCGTTTCTTGCGCTTGCTCCCAAAGCGTGCGGAACTCGCCCGATTCCGCCAGCTTGGTGGTTTGGGCTTGCTCTTGAGCCTGCTTTAGTTCGTCCAGCTGTCGCTGGATCGTTTCACGGTTTTCGCGGTCTTTTCGACGTTCCGCAATTAACTCTTGGTTTTTGGCGCGAAGGGCTTCGATTTGAGCGGCCAAATCCGAGCTTTCAACCACAGGTTGAGGGGCAACAGGCTCCACAGGAGCTGGTGTTGCTTGCTTGTCTTCAGACACGATGATGTACTACATGGACACGGGTATCCTACAGCTAAACTGCTACATAGCTAAAGGGGTAGAACTCTGGGTCAAAAACAGAGAATCTGCTTGAGTTGTTAGAGGGTTGTCGGTTTGAGTGGTTATGTATGTTTCTTCAAATAACACAGTAGAGCCGATGTAGGCCTTTGCTACGCGGGTAGAACCCAGGTACAGCGCGGGGATTGCGGTGGAACCGATGTAGGCGGCCATTACACAATTATGTAAAGCGTATCGGCGTCTTTTACGCTCAAGGCATCGTAATTAGCTTGGCTAATTTTTACCGCGTTGCTAATCGACGTAGCTCCAGTGATGCCAGTTGTAGCACTTTGGACGATGTTGACCCAAGCCGTGTCGTAATCAGTGGAACTGGCTTTAACGGCAGCCTGATTAACGGTGCCGCCAGATGGGAGACCGGGGCCGGCATCACCTTGCGCTCCAGCGTTTCCTTGGGGGATGGTGAAGTTGAAAGTGGCAGCGGTACTGCTGCCGCTGTTGGTTACAACAACATTGCTGCCTGCGGATCCTGTCGTGACAGAGCCGACCGTGATGGTTGCAGCTGCACCAGCAGGTCCTTGGGCACCAGTTTCACCTTGAGGACCTTCGGGACCTGTGGCGCCAGTTGCGCCGGTTTCGCCTTGGATGCCCTGTTCGCCTTGAATGCCTTGCTCGCCCTGCGGGCCTTGGGGTCCGGTTTCGCCAGTTGGTCCGGTCTCGCCTTGAAGACCTTGTGGGCCGGTTTCGCCTTGAGGGCCTTGGGGACCTTCCGGGCCTGTGGCACCTGTTGCGCCTGTAGCCCCAGTGGCGCCGCGTGGGACGGTGAAGTTGAAGACGGCGGCTTCGGATGTGCCGGAGTTAGTGACGCTGGCGTCGGTGCTGGCATCGCCCGTGGTTGTTGCGCCGACTTCGATAGTTGCGGTGCGACCGGCACTGCCGGAAATGTCGCCCCCGACCGTCAGGTTGCTGATCTGCGTGCGGGTGTCTTCGTCAATGCCCAGCGCAAAACCTTCGCCCCAGCTGCTTCCCTTGGGACCGAATAGCTCCTTGGTTGTGGTGTTGATGTACCAGTCGCCACGGCTTCCGGTGGTGCTGTCGGGAGCGCCGGGGCCGCTAAGCAGGTTGTTGAACGCTTCGACC